CTTTATCTTTAGAAGCCAAAGCCTCTTGTTGTTACTTTTGATCCAGAGCGGATAGGGTACAAATACTCCACTGCATAACGGAGTCCATCTGTCCAGTGCTCTACGCCCTCTTTTTTATCAATCGTAGCACTATCAGGGTTGCTTTCAACCCACTGAGTGCGCTCTAAAGATTTAATCGTATTAACACATTTAGGATGCACATACATATCAACATCACCGTTAGCATTCTTAAACTTCTTGTTTACAGCTGCCACAGAGTCAATAATAGGTGGTGCTTTACTATGAGCACGAGTAAGAATACCAGCCCCTTGTAAGATGCTAAAGTCAGTAGTACCAACAGCAGCAGAGGACTTCCTAGCACGACCACTAGGGTCAGGGTAAGAAGTTATTCTATGACCTTTAAAACGCTCTTTGAGAGCATTGGCCAGAGTCTCTGTGTCGGGGTGTCCTTGCATTTCATCTAGGATATGGATTTGACTTCCTCTAATAGCAAAGATTACAGAGGCCATAATACCAACGTTAAAGTCGATAGCTACGTGTACATCTTCACCATCATCAAAGTAAGGTATGTCTTTGCTAATGTGTTCTTTTCGATCAAACGTATAGAATACGTTGTTACCAGAGTCTTCGAAGCTTGCAGTATACTCTCTGGCAAACTTAAGAGGGTCTAGTGTTAGTTTAACCCTATCAATCTCTTCTTCATCTAGGAAGGGGGAATCTTTGTAGGTATATGTATAGCTTTTCCAGCCATCATCAGAATCTTGTCTGTTATACATCTCATAAAAGTAGTCATACCCACTAGGAGTACTAATAATAAGCGCCTTGCCTGGATTAGCTCCAAACTTAGCTGCGTTCTTAGGGGACCAACGAGTAGCCACACACGGCTGAATGATCGACTCCCAAGACTCTTTAAGGTTCATACCAGCGCCCTTCCAAGAAGTAACCTCATCGGCTACCACAAAGTACTGGCCTGTACCCCGCATACGTTGTGATGCTTCATAAGACCATAACTTTAGTTGTACATTTCCTGGAAACCAGAACGTACCTGCTGCCTTAGAAGCCTTATCAACGTAGTCTTCCATACCTAGTTGCCATGCAATCAAAGGATAATAGATATCTACGGCCTGACTGTAGGTAGGGGCAATTAGTGCCACATTCTTGTTAGGCACATCATCAGGCAAGTTCATAAGCTCTTGCACTGCAATAATAGCTGCTGTAGCTGCTAAATAAGACTTTCCAAAACCCCGTGATGCATTCACCACAGAGTAACGACACTTATTGTCTATAAATAGATCTCTAATAACTTCTGACTGTTTATCATGTAACTGTATCATTACTTTTTATAACTCTTTTTATAAGCTTCCATAGCTGGGTTGTGTTTCTTTATAAGTGTTACTTGCTAGATCCAACATATCCAGCTACCAGACCTATAATGCCTGTAATAGACATCTGTAATAGCTCTATAATGTTTTGGTCTAACTCGGCATCATGTTCCGCAGCTACCATAAACTCATCTACTACGATAAGCCCTAGTAGGCCCATAAGCCCTACCGCTAGGATCAATACGATTAAACCCTTAATGTTCTCTAGTTTCATTTTACACCTAGTTTTGTACTAATTTTATAGCTCTGATTATAGGCTTCCATAGCTGGCTTCAATGCCTTATAGGGGTTATTGTTCTCACCTTCTTTAGAGCCATACTTAAATGCTTTATTCATCTGCGCTTGTCTATCAGCAGACTTAATCTTATTAATATCACTCATGACTTACGCCTCTTAGGTTGAGCTGAGTACTGTTTACCCGCTTTAGTGTCTTTACGCTTTTTAGCTGTACTAGCGGCATAGCGCTTCTTAGGCATAGCGTTGATTGCTTTAGTAGGTAGATATCTTTCACCTGTAGCATTAGGACCAAGCACAGAAGGTTTACCAGACTTGGTTCGCCACTTCTGCTTAGTCCACTTAGTCATAGACTTCTGTGATTTAGTTTTACCACCAGAATAACTGCCACCTAACTCTTTATAGATCTTGGCAGCAAGTTGCATAGCTCTAGCCGAGTGCTTACCACCCATGCGAGACTTAGCACGAGTCTTAGCTTTCTCCCAGAGTCTTGGATTAGCTCTCCCCATATTACTTCTTCTTACCACCTTTAGGCTTCTTAGGTGGACGTCCTACTTTTGTTCCGTAAGTTCCTTTTCCTTGCGGCATTGTTTTTCTCCTATAGTTCGATTGCTAGTTATGATTATTATTCTATCATTGGCATCATAGAATACATATTTATTTTTTCTTTTAACATAGGTTATTTGAACTTTACCTCTATTGGACAGTTATAGTTATAGGATACTTGATAGACCCTATCATACCAAAGACCGTTCTTAGGAAGACCACAATCATAATAACAGTATTGAACAAATTGATTGCTACCGTTGATCCAAGCATGACCAAACCCAACAAAGGCTAACACACAGAGCATCACTCACCCTTCATGTCAAACATGCTGTTATGGTCACGACCAATATACTTAAGGTCATTTTCTATAATAGCTACACGTTGTTTAATCTTATTGATTTCATTAATAGCTGCTGTCATTGCTGATAGCTCACCCCAGAGTTCTTCTAGTTCTTCGTTCACCCATTCTATCTCTAGAGCGTTGTCCTGAACATCCCTCTTAAGGTTAACATTATCCTCAATAGCCATACGACTACCTAACTGAGAAACAGTCTCTTCTAAACTACTTATAGTAGCTGCTTGTTGGGACACCCACCATACACCTGCTGACAGTTGTGCTGCCATAGCTATCACTAAGGCAATAGGTAATTTTAAGTTTTCCATATTACCATCTCCCCTGATTACTACTAATTAACCAAATAATGCCGCCAAATACTGCTGCTGCTGCGCTGAAGGCTATAATCCCAACAGTCCAGTTAATTATAGCGTCTATTCTTTCTTGCTTTTTATAAAGCTCTTCTTTACGTCTCTTTCTCATAGACGCCTCTATCTGTAATACCTCTTCCCATGCTTTAGGTCCATAGTTCCACGATATGTGGCTTCGAATCTCTTCACGCATGGATTCCATTTTCTTCTTATGTGCAAATATTTCAAGGGCAGTTTCTTCATCGCTGCCTTTAAAGGTCTTTTGCCACCAAGGTGGATTCTTTTGTCTCTCTTCTAAATTAGAAAAGTCACTAAAAGCCTTACCCCAAGTAGAAAGTTGGCTGGTCATGTCTTGTAAGTCTCTACCCGCTGCTATAGCGGATTTGATAGTCTTAAAGGCACCAGCCGCAAGAGTAACACAGCTGATAGGGTCCACGATAAATTACCTCCCCGAATCTTTGCGGGAAGTTTCCATCATTTCTCTAATAGCTTTAATGTTTTCATCTATACGAGCATTTAATACTCTGAGTTCTTGTGTTGTCTTTTCCATCTCAGCAATACGGATCTCATGTCTTGCAATGTCTCTTGTGTTAGTCTCTAGAGAGGCATTCATATTGGAGATATAAGCACCTAAAGCAAAGGTCTGTAAGGCCACTGCTAAAATAAAGGTTATAGGGACACTCTTAGATAGGTGCCAAGCCTCTGTTTCTTTACCCATGATTAATTTTCCTTATTATCTTTTGAGTCAGTTAAAAGAATAGATATAGGTCTTTTTTCAGTGACCTCTTGTTCAATTTTATCAGGGATTTTCTTGTAGCCGTATGCCATTAAGTTATTAATCAGTGTGCCTTGAGTTGCAGTCATCTGGGCATAGGCACCAGAAGTATGTTTGCCAATAGACT